TTCATGAACTCACAAAATTCTTTTATATCATGATAATTTTCCACAGTATATTCTTCTGTGTGTATTTCTTCATTAAGTAATTCTTGTAGTGATATCATATTATTTTCTCCTAATATATAAATATAGAGTTATTTAATTAACCAAGTTAAATCTTCATTTGAGTCTCCAACCCTCATTTTCCATGGGTTTTCTTCAAGTGATGAATTACCACCAAACCCCATTCCACCAACATCCAATTGATGTGCACTAATTCCACCCAATGCTTGTTTGGTTAAATCAACTCCTTCTTGTCTTAATCTAAGTGCAGTATCTCTAACCCACAATGAAATTGCTAATGACATCGTTAAATCATCATTATAACCTCTCATTGCTTCTGCACGATTACCATTCCATATAAATGTAAACAATTCATCTATTGTTCTTTGTGAACGAATAGTAATATCTTTTTCTCTAACATATTGTTCTAATTTAGATATGATTAGAGGTCTTGTTTTAGAAGTTGTAGAGAAACCTGCTGTCATATTTTTCTCTTCTCTATTATATTTGTTATTTAATTGATTCTCCACATCTACATACTTTAAATCTTTACTCATGTAGAAAAGATTACCATATCCTCTATCAATTACTTGTTGTATTACTGCCCAACCAATGTTTGCATTCTCAATTACGAGTAATGCGTTGTTATAATCAGTTGCAAGTGAAACTAAGAAGTTTCCGAAATCTTTTGTATCTAATTTACCTTTGTATTCTGCAACTTGAGATGATTCTTCTATATCAATAACATGACATGCCGAGAAATCGGCAGAATCACCACGAGCAACATCGGCAACTACCATGTAAGACTTCTGATAGTTTGGATATTCCCACTTCCAAAGGTTTCCATCGAACCCAGTCTTTTCAACTGGTTCTTGAATAAAGGATTCTTTATAGAACATAAGTAATTGTGGGTCTATTACAGTATCACCAGAAGAAACGAAATCACAATCACATTCTTGTGCTGCTCCTTTTGGTCCTAATAATACTTCTTGTTCATCTCTCCAATCTTGATTTCGTTCAGGATGTACACTCCAATGTAATCTGATTGTGTTAAAAGTATTTGTACCATCTTCTGCACCTACCCATGTTTTGTGAAAGAAGTTTCCTACACCATTTGGAGTAGAAAGGATAATTGCATTACCACCCGTTGATAAAGTAGATTGTGCCGATACCCAAATATCTTCAATCTTATCAATAAACGCTGCCTCATCAAATACTAATAAGGATAGTGCTTCAGAACGACCAGCATCACCAGCTGCTGATGTTGCTTTTATCTGAGAACCATTCGAGTATCTTAAGGATAGTTTGTTATCCTCTACTGTTGTTTGTTTTAACCACGATGGTAAGTACTGATTCATTACACGAACCTTCGTTACAAGGTTCTTAGCAACCTCTTGTTTAGTTGCAATTACCAATACATTAAAATCTTGATTGAATAACATTTTCCAAAGTGAAAATCCCGCAGTTAAGGTTGAGATACCTGTTTGTCGAGATTTAAGGATAATATTGTATCTGTGTTCTGCGAATTGGTCTAAAGTTCTTTCTTGAAATTGATATAAGTGAAAAGGAATCTTACCCCTAACTGGATGTTGTATCATACAGTACTTCTTCATGAAGTATATAGGGTCTTGAGCACATTTCTGATACTCAATTTTTATTATTTCCTTTAAACTTTGTTTAGCCATTTTATTTTTTGCCTATTTTCCAATACATAGAACCTCCAACGAATGGTTTGTACTGACCAAGTTGGTTTGACATTCCAATATTTAGACCATAGATGTTCATCTTTTTAGTTTTTACTAAAAGATTACCAGTAAAGTTACCTAATCCATTTGTTTGGTCCATACCTAATCCAAATCCATAGTAGAATTCTAATTTAGGTAGTTCTTTTACGATAGTTGTGTTGTAAACTGTTGGAATCTTGAAGAACCAATCAATTTCTCTTGATTCGATTCTGTTTTGTGAGATAATATCAGTAAGAATACCATATCCTAAACTACTTGCTGGTTTGTTACCTAAAGAATCTGTAACTTCTTTGGGGAAATCATAATCAAGGTTTAGAGTATCAGTTACAGTTACCTTAGAGAAGTAATCTTTGATGATAGCAAGTGAATCTACATCTACTGGTATCTCAACTTCTTTAATTACTTCTTTTGTAATGTACTTTGGTACATACTTTGTTACTTGTACTTCTTTTTCAACATAAATTGTATCAGTTTCTTGTTTGATTAGTTCGTAATCTTTACCATCTACTTTTACAATTTCTTTATCACCATAATCAGTACCACATCCTCTTTGTAATGCGATAATAACTACAAGTGAAATTATTATTATTTCTTTTATATATTTTTTCATAAGTAATGTTCCATCTTCGCTTCTTTTAATTTATCGAAAACCTCATTTCTTTCTTTTTCTAATTGTTTTAATTCTAAACTACCACTATCAATCATCTCGTTTATCTCTGCACGAACCTCATCAATAGGTTTTGGTAATTTCCAAGTTTCAGTAACCTGTCCTTCACCATTATGCATATCATATTCTTCTTTTAAATCAGATAGAGATTGTCTTAGTTCATCTAATTTGGCCTTTCCAAAAAATAACATACGAGTAAATACCTTATAGTTAGAATATTCTTTAAATACTCCCTTTACTTTTAATTCATGTTCTCGTTCGATAGTACAATCCATACAGTAACCACCTCTTTCGATAAATTGCTTATCTTTTTTAGTTTTTTTGACTGTTTCACATTCTGAATTTTTACATTTAGATTGTGTTTCTAAATATTTTCGAATTTCTTGGATTGATTCGTGGTTTTTACCTGTTTTTAAGATATAACCTTCTTTTTTCTCGTATCTATTGTGTTCATCTTCCCAAACATCGCCTACTTTACGAGTTTCTTTTTTTGATTCATATCCAATGGTTGCATTTTTTTTATACTCACCATCATGAATCATATCTACCAACTTTCTACGAGTTGGATGCATATATTTTCTTTTAAATTCTTTACCCATTGTTACATATTAGGTTATAATGTTGTATATAAATATATAAAAATAAAGAAACCGATAATTTTAGAAGAAAATACCAAGTATTTGATTTACCGATGCAAATGTACCTGTAAGTTTAAAAGTATTTCCTTTATATAAGAAAACGATACCTTCATTTGGTACTATTTTTTTAGAACCACCGATAGATTTTAATCTACCAAGTTCTAATTTAAGTTTTTCTATCTTTTTTGGGTCACCTGATTTCTTAACATCTTTTATTGTCTTATCAATTCGTTTTTTCATATCACGAACTGCCGAATCAGCGTTAACTGTTAGTGCGGATGAGGTGAACTCTAACACTTCTGCACCTAAACCTAAGAATATCTGTTCGAACTTCATTAAGTTCTTCTTACCAATCTTCTTTTGGTCATCTTTATCTGTTTTCTTAGCCCATTCTAATGTTTTTTCATCAGTAATGTTCTTTTTATCTAATCTAAATCCTTTATCCATGAACGCCCATCTCTTAACTAACCCCATTTTGGTTTTGTTATCAAGTGATGATGGAGAATTCTTATCTACCCATTGTTCCCACCACGCTTGGTGATAGTTTGCAACACCATCAGTATCCTTTAAACCAAATTCTTTCTGTAATTTAGATATCTGTGATGAGTATTTACTACGTTTTTTAGATAAATCTTGTGATTTTGGTAATTTTACGATAGGAGGTCCTTGAATAGTGTAATTATCTTGTACATCTTTATTGACTTGTTTAATCATACCAGCTAATATTCTAGCTGCTTCACCATTTTCTCCAATTGCAACACCTTCCATGTTGAATTCCATAGTACCATGGAACACAAGTAACGCTTGGCCGTAAGGAATAACGTTTACTGATGTTGGGTATATCACTTCAAGGTTCATGAAACACGCACCTTGTTTGAATATCTTATCTCTTTGTTTATCGTTAAGTGATTTGATTGCATTTGAGAGGTCTTTCAT